TTTTACCTTTTTGAATGCATCTTTTCGGTAAACATACGTTATACGTGGGTCATTTTGTGGTGTTTTTACACTTTTTGGCGCTCCGGACATCTCCTTGGGCGCTTTTTTAGGATTTTTTGTTGCTTTGGTTTGCATTTTTTGCTCCTTGTTGGGCATTTCGTATAGCATCTTGCGAATTCTTCTGTGCTGCAGCCTGTTGTTGCAATGCCAAACGAGCAGAATCAAACTGAACATCGTTTTGCTCTTTCATTTGATCAAGGCCAATGCGCTGTTGATCCATCTGGAGCTTAGCTTGGTCGCGCTGACCGTTCTGGGCAATCTCTTTTTCCTTTAATTTGATCAAAGGATCATCTTGAGGTGGGCCCATTAACTGCTGTTGCAGTGCTTTGACCTCTTGGAAGCCTTGCGCAACTTTAATTGCAATCATTGCTTCACGTTGCAGAGAAGACACAAGCTGATCAGGGTCCGTGCCGTACTGTCTAAACAATTCGGCTTCTACTTCTTCTTCCGCCTTCAAACGGATGTGGTCAAAGATGTGTTTTTGCAGAGTAACAGCCACATTAGGCATGCCCTGCATCAATGGACTCATACCAAATAAGATATGGGTCATGATGTGCGCATCATGCTGCTGGCCGGCAAAGGCTTTTAATGGTGAACCATCAAGCGCTTGTGCATTCTCGCTTGCAGGATCCTTTGGTTTATCTATTTGCTGGCTATTTAAAATAGAGTCAATGTCCCGCACACCAATCGCCTCATACATGCGGTAGTAGGCCTCATACATGTTGTGCATCTGCGGTGCGCTCTGAGCCAACTGCAACTGGGTCTGCGCCATCGTGATACGCTGGGCAACAGAGAAGATGTTGGGGTCAGAAACAGGCAAGACATCGATGCGGTCATCAAAGTCTTTTGCCTTGATCCTGCGGCTCTCGCCGGGCACATCGTATGGGTACTCAGCAGGCAAATAATCAGCAAAACCTTTGGCCAACAACTGAAATTCCATGCGCTGGCTGTAGTGCAAACGCTTGTGAATTGCAGACATGACCGCACTGCCTTTTTCAAGCAATGCAATCGTCGTTCCAACAGCCGCATTCTGGTTGCTGTCACCAACTTGCATGTCCGTGATGCTTGCCAAACGGCGACCTGCATCTACGCAAAAACCAAGGAGCGCAAACAAGGTCTGGCTTGGCTCTTTGTACGGCAGTGGCAACAAAGATGCCGACAGCTCAGCACCACCAGCGTCCATATCCCTGAACTCACCCGGTGACAAAGGTGTATCGTCGTTTGCAATGCGCGCGCCCTTGGCCTTAAAACCTGCGGGCAAATTAGCCAGCGTTCCAGCGTCCACCAATTGCTGCAGTGCAGAAGTAGCTGTCTTTGTCAGGCCGCCAACCAAATGCAAGAAGCCTAAACCATAGGCACCGGGGCCTTGGACCAGCAAGTAATGCACGTAGTACTGCTTACGCGCAAACAGAGGATCGCCCTCTTTCCAGTTACGGCGCACACCCACAACAGACTGAGAGATCTCGTCAATCGTAACGATGTAAGGCAGCTTGATGCCTGTCTCTTCGCCGTCTTCGTCCTTGTGCTCAAAGCCGCGGATGTCCAAATCAACCAAGAACTCCAGCAAACAGATTTCTTCCTCCACACCAGTGGGATCAACACCCGTTGTGCGGTCTGTTTCCTTCTTAATAATGCTTTGGCCAGTCTCAGCCGCCGTCGTCATCTCCGCTGTATCCAAGTACTGACCACGGATTACGGCTTTGCGGTAATCGTTGGTGGACATCGGCACGCGGTGCGTGATCCGCTGGCACTCGCTCATCACCGATGAACCGGTGTAAGGGATATAAAGGTTATCAGGCAGCACCAAAGCACTTACCATGCGACCTTTGGTCTCGTCGTAATAAACTTTCTTAAATGCGGAGCCGCCAAATCCAACATAGAACAGTAACTGATCAAAGTCAGGCGTGTACTCTTCCATCACCGTGGTGATTTGGTAGTTCATGAAGTCCTTGACGCGGTCTGCCTGCATCAACTTCTCACGTGTCTCCTTACCCAGCACCTGCGTGCGCACGGGCCCGCCCGCGGGCATCAATTCTTTGAGCGCTTGAGCTTGGAACTGAACAATACTCTCTGTCAAAAGTGGGTGCTGCACGCCGCACGCGCCCTTGAATGGCTTGGTGCGCTCTTCAAACGTAAAGCCCAGCATCTTCATGCCCTTGCTGTACTGCTCTTCCCACTCCTTGCGGGAAGACTTGTCAGCATCAAACAACGACATCAAGTCAGAAGAAATAAGCTGCAAGACATCAGGCTCAATAACCTCGGCTAAGTTGCTGTCATAGGCAACATCGTCGTCTTCTGCGCCAATATTCACGACCACCGCACCAGTTTCTGCGTCAAACTCAATGTCAATATCCGAGGGCAACTCATCTTCCATCTCAATGGCGACATCGCCCTCAGGCAAGTCGTCGATTGTCATGTTCTTTTCAATTGGCATGTTGTGTCCTTACAGATATCTGCGGTTATCGTTGGGTTGGCGCTCGATCATACCCCCATCAGCGCGTTGCGCGGGTGGTTGAAACATATTCATCTGAATTGTGCGCGCTGCATTTAGTGGTTTAGGAGGGGGAGCAACAATCAAACCTTTGTCCTGAAATAGTTGCTTAATACTTAGCGGTATGTCTTTAGGGTTTAATGCATTGACCAAATCCAACATTTGCTCTGCATACTGTTCCGGAACCACGTTGCCTGTCTTAACGCCGTTCCCGTTCATCTGCGTAATGGTATTTGCCTTGTAGCCATGAAGTTTGTCGTCAGCTATTTTAGGCGTTATAAATTCAACGTTGTTAACAGCATGGCCGTTCTTGTCGTACAGGCTAAACAAACGAGTTTCCCCGTCTTTTAAGGCATTAATGCCCTTATCTAATGGACCATATGTGCCCGCTTCCGCATACCCGCCTATTGAATTACCCAAAAACTTTGCTTGAATTAAAGCGGCCTGCGGATCAGTAATCTCGCGCCATGTCATACCGCTTGAATCAGTTGGCAAAAATTCCTTAGTGCCAAACTGACCAATTTCAGGAGGAACGGGTTTTTTTGCGGAGGCTAATTTATCTACCGTGCGAACTTTTTCTTTAAATACTTCTTTCTTTGCAATTGATGGAATAGCTTTAGCATAAAACTCCGGCACGCTCATTTGTGCAAGATCCTTGGGACTAATTTTTGTCAACTCTTCTACTAAATCGGACCTGCCTATGTTAAATATATCGGGAAAACCCATATAGTTTAAATCCGTAATAGGCACATCTGCTTGTAGCGCCATAATTCCTTCTTGTCGTTTTGGCGCGTTTGCTAAAGAAGGATAAAGATTAGGGTATTTACTTACACTTTCTTCAGTTACAGTTTCAAGTATGTCCTTATCCAACAGCCGAGAAATTTTTGGCTCGTATATTGTGTTAAATAATGTTGGATTATCGGCAAGTTTTTGCCGGATAGAGGCAACTTCTGTCGCTTGCTCTTGCTTGGACAGCTTGCTGGTATCTTTTTTGGTTAGCCGCAACAAAAACTCATCAGGGATGACGCTTGGGTTAGCTTTCATCTGTTGCATAATTATTTGTTTGAATGACTCTGCTGCCTCTCTCTGATCATTTCCCCCAGCCCCTGCAGGCTGAACACGATAGCTGTTAATGCCCATCATGTTGTCAAAACGTTTTTCTATCTCCTTCATTGCAGTGACATCACCTGCCCTTGAAGCAGTAACTAAAGCCTGTGGGAATTGTTCTTCTAATGGCGTATCTTTTGGAATCTTAATACGACCACCAATCAAGGCCTCACGCAAAGGATCCGATACGCTACCTGCTTTGGTCTTAAAGTAATCGCGCAGCTTGGTATCAATAAATTCTTTTGCCGCCGCTTTGTTTTCGGCCGGTGCCCTAACAGTTTTTAAATTGCCGGTAACAATATCTTTTAATGATTTGTCCAACGCAGATATTGACTCGTCTTCCACGTTCTTTGCCGTGGGGAATACACCGCCAGCAGGGCGACGAATGTACGAAGCACCGGGAACAGCCAACTGCTGGTTGTACTGCTGGAAGTCACGCGCCGCTTCGCCCGCTTTTTCCGCTACAGCACCCGCTGCCTTCACGCCCGTGCGCGTAGCACCTGCAGGATTGACAAGATTACTGGCTAAATCACCAGCACCATAAAAGCCGGCTAAGGTTGGATCAGTAGATGGCGTAAACCCTAGGCCCGCGGCCCGTGATTGTTCTTTCAGATACTCACTGCCCATGAACGGCTTTTCAACATCGTAGCCAAAAGGACGCATTGCCATCGTTGCAAAATCAACAGGAGCACCCAAAATATTCTGCGGTACGTTGGTCATGCCTTTAAGAAACTCTACCTGACCTTCACCAGACTTTAAAGCCTTAGAAATATTGCCTTCCTTGCGACCAATACCAGACTTCTGTGCAATAAAAGCTGCATTGCTTGCCGCTTCGCGCTCTGCTGCATCACGCTCCGCGATCCGTTCAATCTGCTGCGGGGTCAAACGTTCTTGCTCAACCTCTCCGCCGTCCGCGTAACGTCCAAATTTTCTAAAGAACGCCGGAATCTTTTCTAACCCCTTTGGTCCTTTGTCCACGTTTCTTTGAGCAAGGTCCATCAGAATACGGAACTCCGTTGCAGCAGTAGCATCCACGTGCCGCGGCGCGCGGTCCTGTATGTTTGGACCAGCATATGCACCTATACCATGCGCTGCAACTTCTTTTGGCTCAGACCGGTAGTACCGATTGTCTTGTTCAAACTCTGGGTAGCGTTTACGCAGAAGTTGCGTGCGGTTACGTCCCTCTGGCCCCACCATTTTCTCGTAGGCTTCAGTAAATTGATTGCTGTTGCCAAACATTCCTTGCTCAATTGCTTGCTGCCTTAGCTGCCTGTCTGCAGCATGCGTTACTTCATGCGCCAATACCGAAGGAACAAGGGCCTTGGCCGTGTCTTTATTAATCTTTATCGTGCCACTGCCAATGTTCAAGTTGTCAGAAGTAAATATGCCATTGGTTCCGCCGGGCATGTAGCCGCCTATCTTTACGCTGGGCATTTCTCCCCGCGATTCCAGATACTTTTCAAGCTCTTGGTAAGCTTCGCCTTTACGTGCGGTTTCCTTTGCTTCCGTTACCTCACCGCCGTCCGCCATCATTACAGGCGTAACGCTTAAATCAAGGGAAGCTAATTTATTGACAGGCTTGTAGTTGGCAAAGAACTCTTCTGTTTCCGTGCTCTTGTTTTCGTTGTAAGCCTTGTCGTCCTCTTCGTCCTGCGCATCAGCCAAAGCTGCTAAAGCAAAAGCGGCTTGATAACTAGCAGGCATGGACTTGACATCAAGCTTTGCCATGGTTGTTGCTTTGGCTGGTGTTGGTTGGGCCTGATCTGCTTTAGCCATTGGAGGCAGGGACGGCGGCAGAGGCTCACGGTCTTTTTTTGCCATTGTTTCACGTGGAACATCCTTGCCAAGAAATCCCTTGACACGCTCTACATAGGTGCGGGTCTCTTCCGGCAGCTTTTCTGGCTTTGCTCCAGAAGCTAACCACTTATCTGTAGCGCCGGGGCCCATGTTGTATGCAATCAAAGCCTTTTCTGTATCGCCATACTTCTGTTTCATTGCCTGCAAGTAATCCACACCGACCCTTGCAATCTCATCCGGAGATTTATCCTTAGCAGGGGCTACACCAAAGCCGGGATCTGTAATGGTCTTGGGCATGACCTGCATCTCACCAAGGGCACCCTTGGGACTGGTGGTCAGAGTTTTACCGTCTGCTGCGTACCGCTTACCACGGCTCTCCGCCTGCTTAACAGCAGCAACTAACTCTTCAAACGTCTGTTGGGCCATGGCTCGAGGTCCTTGATCAAATATTCAAGACATTTTATGCGGCATTTCAATAATACTCAACAGGGCTGGTATCAGGCTCTGTCTCTTCATCATCGTCAGACTCCAACGCAATAAAATTACCCGCACGAAATCTTGTCCAAGCCATCACCGCGGTATCCACTTGGTCGTCATTGTTCCCATTAGGAAAAGCCGCGCATTCCTCTACAAGGTCCTCGGCCCACTCCTTACCTTCAGGATACCAGATCATGCCGGACTCAAGGAGCGGGGCCACGGCATTGGCGCGGCTGACCTTGTCTTGACCGGACCTTCGGCCGCCCGGCGAAAACATCGTAACAGGGATGCCCATTTTACGCAATTCCTGCTGCAGCGGAGTACCCGTAGCCTTCGCTTCAATCAAAACATTGTCCGGTTTCCAATACATGTATTCATCTTTGGCCATGCGCTTTAGCTCTGGGAAATCCCATCTGCCCTTGCGCACATTAAGCAGCATCAGATTTGCACCAGAATCAGCATCAGGGTAAAACACGCCCCACGTTGAGATGACAGAGAAGTCAGCAGTCTCTTTTTTACTGTACGCCGTGTCGTATACCTGAATTAGATACTCACACTCCGGTGGATCATCGTACTTCCACTTGCGCCACCAGTTACGCTTCAAGATCGCACCCTCATCATTCGTCGGCTGCTGCTGCCACTGAGCGTTCCATTTCTTCAAGCCAATGGATACCTTGACCTTCTCCAACTCGTCGAGGTTCCAATAGTCGGGCCACAGGGGTTTTCCGGACGGCAGGATGGCAGGGAACTCCAGAACTTCCCACTGGTCT